CCCGTATGGTTGTTTCTTACTGATCAGGTATCTTCTCAGACCTAGAGGCTGACTTTAGTTTGGGCAGAGTCAGAGCCAGAGCATAAATCATGTTGAATTATGTCTCAAGGCATTGCAGTCTTGGGGTATGGCTCTGATTCTAAAGAAATCCAATGTTCGTCGTCTAGAAGCGAATAGAGAGAACGCTCAAGCACTTACTCGCAAAGCAATGGAGTTCCCCACTGGAACTTCCACCAAGGATCGAGAGTTCATTGAGAACAGGATCAATGTTCCGATTCACAAGTTCAAAGACTTAGAATCTTACCTCAACGCAGGTTGCCTTAACGTATGGGCAAGTTTCAGAGCGTGTCACATTGTAGCATCAGTAGTGACCTCAACTACGTTCAAGTTGATGAGGCAAGATCAAGTGATAGAAGGAGGCCCAGCCTACGATCTATGGAACAACCCTAACCACTGGGACTCACTCACTGAATTAATTTACCAGTGGGTGTTTCACATGAAGCTGACAGGTCGAGCCTACTGGGTTAAGGACGAAGTGAACTCAATGGGTCAGCCAACTTGCTTGTATCCACTGCTACCGCAGCACGTCATTCTGCACCCTGATCGTAAACTTGGAGTCAAGGAGTATGTCTATCGAGTCAACGGCAACGAGCTTTCATTCACAGACGAGGAGATAATTTTCTTTCGCAGACCGCACCCGATGGACCCACTCCAAGGGTTAGGTGATATTGAACCCTCACAGTCACTCTACAACGAGTTCATCAACCGTAATGTCTACGAGGAGAGGTTCCTAGAAAATGGTGCTCAACCCTCTGGCATACTTACATACAAAGGCAGCGATGAGATGCCAGCCAGTATGTCAGACATGGAGGACGAAGAATGGGGCAACCTCAAGAAGTGGTGGTCTGCGGAATACTCAGGGAAGACCAACGCAGGTAAGACAGCTATGCTTTCTGGCGAATGGCACTACGAGAGGCTTGGTCTGACTCAGCAAGAGATGGCTACAATCGAGCGAGACAACTCCAGCATCCAGCAGATATTTATGAATCATGGTGTGCCTCTTTCCTTAGCAGGTTGGACGAACGCTGCTAACTACGCAACGGCACGACAGGATGAAATTAACTTCCGTAAATACGAGGTAGTCCCCCTCATCAACATCTTAGTGCAAAAGCTGAACGCCAATGGTGTCTTGTTTAAGAACTTCGACGAACAAACTAAACTCACCTATGAGATTTCTGGGTTGATTGACGTTGAGCAAGTTCACAAGGATTACCTACCTTTGTTCCAAGCTGGTGGTATGTCATTGAACGAGCTTAGGTCAATGATGGGTCTAGAGAAGATTCAAGAAGACGATGTGCTCTTTGAGCAACACTACGCATCTAACGGAATGGTTCCGCTTGAGATGATAGGTGGCAACAACATAGAGTCACTTGAGGTCGAGATAGATTCCCTAGTTCCAGAAGAATCTGTTGATGTAGAACCCGAAGAGGCTGATAATGATTCAGAAATAGAACCAGTTCAGGGAGACGATAATGCTGCTCCCGAAGTATCATTGAATGGTGCTCAGATCACGGCGATAGTTAATATCGCTTTAGCAGTTACAGAGGGAACCCTGCCCAAAGACACAGCAGTTCAGATTGTAGCAGCATCATTCCCATTCGACGAAGAGCGTTCTGCTAGAATTTTCGAGAGCATACTTGACGATCAGAAAGCTGATGAGCCTCAAGAGGAGGAAGAAGAACCTGAGTTCACACTTGGGCAAGTCAGGGAGAACCCAGACTGCCCTGACGGGTTTGAACACTACATGGGTGACGGTTCTTGGATGTGCGGTCGTGAGCACATGGGTGATGACATGAGCGATGAGGTGGACGCAGACAAGGGCTACGGCAAGCCTAAGCCTAAGCCTAAGGATGACGAGGACGAGGATGATAAGAAAGTAACTGAGGCTGTTCGTGAAGGACTCAAAAAGAAGGTTGAAGAGCATAACGAGAAGGTAGGTAACGCTAAAACCAAAAGAACCAATATACGCACTCTTATCTCAGTCTTTGAAAGAGGGGTGGGGGCATACAGCACGAATCCAGAGTCCGTAAGACCCAATGTTAGTTCACCAGAGCAATGGGCATACGCAAGGGTAAACTCATTCCTATATGCACTAAGGAACGGCAGGTTCAGAGGTGGAACCCACGACACTGACTTGCTTCCAGAGGGACACCCAAAGTCTACAAGAGAAAGTAAAGCTGCTGACATCCCTAACGCAAAGCATATCCGTAGGATTGAAGAAACAGACGATGCCATAATCATCGAGTTCGGCAAAGCGGAAATGGATAAAGCAGAGGATGAAGAGGACGCAGATAAATACTACGTGAGCGTAGGCGACGATGACGACGATGACGATGACGAAGAGGACAAGGGCAGAGGTCGTTATGGTGATGACGACGAGGATGACGAGGACGAAGACAAGCCTAGAAGACGTAGACGTAGGCGCAGAAACCTTGCCGAAGACGACGAGGATAAAACACACTACGACGACGAACAGGATGGTAAAGACGAGGTGAAGCGCAAGAAGCCACCACAGGGTGCAATCTCTTCTTATAAGGATGGAATCCGAAGACACGAAAATGGTGAAACAGGGGACGGTATGGAACCTATCACCATAAGAATGGCTAAGGACTTCATCTCAGGTGGTATGCCTACTGACGAGTGGACTGCTAAGGCAAACCGCTGGTGGGGAAGAAACCAAAGGTTCCTAGACGAAGAGAAGGGTGGTGCTGCATACGCAGCCGCTCAACTTTGGGGAGGAAGAGCAGGTTCTACTTACTGGAAAGCTGAAGCAAGAAGAAGAGGTCTAGTGGAGTAACACAACCATGAGGCCGTTACTCATTATGCTCAGTTGCGTAATCCTGATCGCAGCAATAGTCATCGCAACTCTGCACCTAGGTTTCGGATACTCACTTGAAACAATATCCTTAAAGGTAGGGCTTGTAGCAGGGATAGTAACCGGGGTAGCAGTAATCTACACCAAAGCTATTAAGCCAGCATTGCAGCACGTCCACGTAGTTTCTAAGCTGTTAGACGATGTGCGTGAGGTTGTAGACAGCCATAGTGGTGTAGACTTCGACAAGCTAGTTGAGGACGTTAGGTGGATTATCTCTGACCTAAGACCTAACTCAGGTTCATCATTGAGGGATGCGGTGGACAGGATTGAGGAGAAGCTAATAATCATGGAAAAGAGGGACAGCGCAATACACCAAGACAGTCCGATAGCACTCTTTCGCTGCACTCCGCAGGGGAAGAACATGGACGTGAACAGAACTTTCTGCCGGTTTCTAAAGTGCTCCAAAGAGGAGCTACTGGATTACGGGTGGAGAAACTTTCTAGGTAACTCAGAAGACGCAAACCAGTATCAGTATTTTTGGGATGAGTCCTCGTCGCAAGGCAGAGAGGTTTCACTCCAAGTAGACTTCAGAGCTACTGACGGTGCATCGGTAGGTCTGGAAGTTCACGCATACCCTATCACTGGAAAAGAAGGAACCGTTGTGGAATACTTGGGTATGCTTTACCCTAGGATCGACTCAGACGACCCTGAGCTTGATTGATTGCATCAGAGGTATTAAGGTTGGTTATGCCAGCTAGAATACCAAGCTATGTTCCAGAGGGAGGTTGGACTTCATCCACGTTCAAAGGTGGTAGGGGTAGGAGGATGATACTCGATTGGGTAGAAACTGAGCGAAGATACAAACGTGCTGGCATCAACAAGATGCTAAAAGTTCTCAAAGAAGAGCACTTACAATTTTTCGATGACGTGATACGTAGGGGTGTGGCAGCTAACAACAAGGCTGCTAGACTAGATTCGCTCCATAAGGCTCCCCAAACGGTCACAGTTAAGCCAGTAGGTAATTTAGATGCTTGGGCATCAGTCATCAACTCAGAGGCAGAGAAGCTAAATCTGAACCTCACAGCAAAGGCGACACCAATCTATGAGAACGTAGCGACCGGTGTTTACGAGTCAGTATCAGTTAGGCTAGGTTCTCAACCACCTAAGCATCAGATATTGAAGCAGCAATATCAGGGCAGGTTGTTAGCTCAGAAGGTCACAGGGGTAACTCAGACCACTAGGCTGAAGATGCACAAGGTTATCAAGGACGCTATGGAGGAAGGTCTTACTGTGCCTGAGGTTGCAAAGAGGTTGAAGGAGAAGTTCCCTACGATTGCGTCAAACAGGTTCCCCACTATCGCAAGAACCGAGATGGGTCGTGCAGCAGATACGGGAACAAAAGCAGCATTGAAGGACAGCAAGACAGTTCTGGAGGTTTCGGTGATTGGTTGTGAAGCAGTAGAACCCGGTATCCCGACATACAAGGGCAAGCCTACTTGTAACATCCAAGGTGTCCCCAAGGAGGACGTGGACAAGCTAGAGTTCCACATCAACCACACTGGAGCGATAGTGCCTTCCAAGTTCGTAGACGATAAAGATTTACCTAGCGTAAAGCCTGACGAAATAAAAGACGACCCTACACCTAAACTTAAACCTAAACCCCCAAGTCCATTCGCTGCTGTTATCGCTCCAACCACACCTTCTGTTCCTGTTGAAGAAATAACAGCAGTTGCGGCATTGATGTTGAGGGCAAAGAGGAGGATGAGGACTCTACGCAAGAAGGAGCCTAGGCAACAACCTACGACTCAAGGTGACTTAGTAACTATGAAAGACCCTAGAAACTCGCTGGGTCAGTTTAGGAAACTTGAGGAGATGAGTCTAGAAGAGTGGCAGTCGTATATGCTTCAACTCAAAGACGCAGATCAGCTAGACTTCCTTGAAGATGTAGAGTTTACTTCTAGTAGGTTCCTCAACACCAATACAGACGCTATCGACATAGCTAAGGTCGAAGAAGCAATCGACACTTACGGTGTGTTAATGGAGGGTGGTGTAGAGTTACCGGCTACTGCCGTAGCTATCAAGAGCAGCAGAGGGCAATACACCTTAATCACAGAACACGAAGACATTGTGGCGCAGAGCTTAATGGGTCTTCCAATCAAGGTTAGGGTCTTTGATCCTAAGAAGAATCCTCTGAAGCCAGACCCTACACCAGAAGCATTAGACATTCAGCTACCAGCAGCAACGGGTAGACCACTTGTAAACACAGGCGAGTTCCCCCAAAGCCTAGACAATTTAGAAGAAGTCAGGAATCTAGGTGGAAGCACAGGTGCTAAGTTAGTGAGAGATCCTGATAGCGGTAAATTGTTCGTAATGAAGAAAGGCGCAGACGGGCCACACTTAGAGGAGGAGATGTTGGCCGACTCACTTTACAGAGCAGCAGGTGTTGATGTGCCTGAGTTTAGAAGGTATATGGATTCTGGTGGTAGGCCAGTAAAGTTGGCTGAGTTTATTGACGGAGACTTGCTATCCGACTTACCAGCTAACAAGCGAGCAGAGGCTTTCAAGAAGTTACAGGAAGACTTCGGGCTTGATGCTTTCCTAGCTAACTGGGATGTAGGAGGCATGGACCTAGATAACGTAATCTTAGACTCTAACGGCAAAGTCTGGAGGATAGACAACGGAGGTTCGCTAAGGTTCAGAGCACAGGGAGCTAAGAAAGACCCAAAAGTGTTCAACTCTTACTCAGAGGATTTATGGAGTATGAGGGAAGACGGCAACGTAGCTTCGCAAATCTTCAAGGATATGGACTGGGATCAAATCGAGCAGTCACTGACTAAGATAGATTTCGACAAGATACTAGACGGGATAGAAGACAAGGAGCTTCGTGAGCTTATGACTGAGCGAGCATTGCAGCTTCGTAGAACTGCTAGAATGGCTAGAAACTATCGCAACGGTGGATACATCTCTGAATACAGAGACACTCAACTTCGCATGGGAATGAAGTTGAGGAAGAATGGTATGAGTCCAGCCGCACCCACCCAAATGATACCCGACAAGAATAACAGTGTTTTATTTAGGGACTCTGAAAAGGGTCGATTCGGTGGTCTTATATTTAACTCGCCTAACCAATTAAAACCTAAACCAACAGCAGGTTTAATAGAAGACCCTGATGATATATTTCCTGAGATATTGGCAGCAGTGAAGTCGTTGAAGTATCACGCTGACAAGGGAGACTTTGACTATAATTCTGAAGCACTTAGCAACTTTAACCTGAGCATTGCAGATGCTCCTGTTTCTGTTAAGAAGCATTACAAGGAAGCTGCTGAATGGATTAAATCAGCATCCACAGCATCTTTTAACAAAGATAAGGACTTCTTTTCAAAGAACCCTATCGTAATAGAGAAGATGCCTCAACGTAAGGTTCCAACTCCAAAGAATCCTCCAACTCAAAAGACAGGTATGGAGGTCTTGCAGGACACTGCTAAAGAGCTTTTCGGAGACAAGTATGATAATGCTGGAGATGCTGTTGCTGGTTGGAAGTCTTCCCAAGCCTCCGATTCTTGGGACAGGGAAGCTATGGTTCACTCATACTTTCAAATGAAGAACACGGGACTGAGTAAAAGGGATGTATTTCTAAAGGGTCACAGTATTGAGGCTCTGGAATTAGAAACGAAGCGTATGGCTAAACGCTACGGAATTACTCCAGAACAATTAGATAGTGCTATGGGACTCCAACACCAGTGGACTCAAGAGGTTCTTGAACACGCTCGATTTACTGGTAATGACTGGGAAAGAGGAGTAGTGCTGTTAAGAAGGACTGCACCACCACAGGAGTTTGGGGTCAAAACAAGAGCACAACTAAAGGAAGGTAACTACTACGATGCTGCTGCTGGTCAGCGTGGACCAAACGTAAGTGCTTCAATCTCGCAGAATTACGCACTTAATTCAAGGAACGTCTCAGAGCAAGCAGTTCCTCACTCAAGGATTACTGGATTATACTGGACTGGTAGAAGCTGGACACGACCTAGTTTGCCTAGTTTTGCTGGAGTAGGTGAGAATGAGTTCACGTTCTTTGCACCTAAAATACCAATGGTTTACAGAGGGGACAATAAGACTGTGGCTTTTAGTCTTAATGCAAGGTATGCTGACGGTAGCGTAGGAACAGATGCTTCTAAGTGGGACGTTCCATTAGACCACATCAAAAAGTTTATGCAAAGAATGTTGAGAAAACTATACATAAAGAAAGACTGCTCATGTCACGCATCACATTAAGTAGAAGTAAGTGGAGGCTTCGTGAAGGCATCAACCTCAAGTGGGATGGAAGAGAGTTCATCTTACAACCTAGGTGGGGGTTGTTAGCAGAAGAGCGTTTGAATGTATCTGTGTTGAACTCAGAAGACGAAGATGTGCTTTTAGCAGAGTTCTCAACGACTATAGAAGGTTCGTCTAATATGTCCAGCGACCCTAGAATACTACTGCTTGGACTTAGATACTTACTGTTCACTACAGAAGAGAGAGACGACAACTTTAGAAACATAGAGAACGATAAGGAAGAGGCACAGAAGCAGTTCGACGAGCTTTACGACCAATATAGTGTAATCATTGCAGAAGGTTATCGACGATCTAATTACCCCTTGACCTGAGGAACAGTATGATCCAACTTTTCATATAGAACGATTTAGAAAGATGACCTACTACAAATGTAAATACGCTGGTAATCCTAGGAATGAGGGACGTTTTGGTAACGTCAAGGAGGGTGATATACTAATGCTAACAAAAGAGGAGTATGACTGCGTGGCAGAAAACGATGACTTTGAGTTCATCGAAGAGTATCAAGAAAGCCTACCAAACTCTGTTAGCACTAACTCAGAGAAACAAGAGCAACCAGCACCAGCACCAGAAGAGGTTGAGCATGACGAGGATGATGATGATTATTCGATGACTTACGCAGACATGAAGAAGTCAGAACTTGTCTCAGAGATAGAAGACCGAAACGAAGGTAGGGACGAGGAGGACAAGATTTCAGCAACAGGATTGAAATCAGACCTTATCGACCGTTTGGAGGAAGACGACGATCTCTCCATTAGTTAATTTTTGACACATAGTGTGGCATTGACATAAGTGAGCAGCCTCTAGGGAGAATATCCTTAGGGGCTGTTTTATTTCTTGCATACCGTTTCACCTGTCACACGATAGAGTTATGGGCAATTTACGTGTAAACAAAGACATACCAGAAAAGCGTTTGGTATTCGGTAATGCTTCTAAGGCTCAAAAGACTTTCAAACCCTTGGAAAAGAAAGACCCACCTAAGGCTGAAGTAGGTGTTTGCGAGCACGAAGGCAATAGATTCTATGCCAGTCGTGTGCCGGGTAACAATTATCTCACCCTTTGCGTTCCTACTGATAAGGGAATACTAATCAAGACTGACTCACAAATCATCCCAACGGGAGAGGTTAAGTTCCACTCGATCATGGGGGATGTAGCTGTTGAGGAAGGAAGGGTAGAATCCTTTGAATCAAGACCTTCTATCGAAGTCGATAAGGAGAAGATGACGACTATACGAGAGGATAAGGGTAAGGGCAGAATCGTTGACTACGTTGATGTAACCGTAAACGGTATCGCATCTGAGTTTGGAGAAGATCGTGACGGGGAGCGAGTCATGCCGGGTGCTTTCACAAGAACTCTCTCTGAGTTCAGACGCAACCCTGTAATGCTGATCGACCATGTAAACTCTGTAAAGAATATTGTAGGCAGTTACAACCGTATCAGGGAGGCAGATGACGGTCTTCAAGTTAGCGGCAAACTGTCAAACTCACCTGACGTAAGAGGCACTAGATTCTTAGTAGCAGAAAACCACCTCAAAGGGTTCTCCATTGGTGGCCTGATGAAGTTCAACGCTTCTAACTTTAAAGAGATTGAAGAGGTTAAACTGTTTGAGATTTCCTTAGTGGCAGTTCCAGCTAATCCTAGAACATTGTTTCAAGGAAGAAGCCTAGACTTAGATACAGCAAAGAAAGCATTCAAGTCCATCTAAGGAACCGCACCACTAAATAAGCATGAATATCTCCGCAACATCAGCCATTACGCTAAAAGCAGTTGTCACACCAGCAGACAAGTGGGCATCCTCTACCTACAACTTAGGCCCAGATAACCAAACTATTGTCATACCAAGTGCGGCAGACGTTATCGTGACTGCTCAACTAGATACAGCATCAGGTGTAAGTCGTGATTACGAATTAGACTCACACACTTGGAACTCTTCAGCGATGCTAGACCCTGACGGTAACAGCGTAAGCCTAGACACAGTTTACGGCATTGTTCTCTACAACGAAGACTCTAGTTTAAGTGCTGAGTTCCTTGCCACAAACTTCGGTAGTCAACCTTGGGCTGGTCTGTTACAAGCAGGAGCTTATGCTTACGTAAACTTCCCCGCAGGGGTAACCGTAGGTTCGACATCTACAATCGGTATAACTGGGTTATCCGGTTCACCGAACATCAGATTAGTGCTGATAGGAGAATCAGCTTAATTTGCAAAAATTTGCAAATACCATTTGACCTAGACTTCAGCTATCGAAAACTGATTTAACGTAAGGAGGAGCAAAAGCCTTCTTCTCAACAACAAACCAAAATAAATACATCCATGAAATCGGATCAAGTAAAACGGTTACGGGAGTTGCTCTCGAAGAAGGCAGCAGACCGCACCACAGATGAAGCCGACGAACTGAAGAAACTCCTCACCTTGGCAGACGCTGAAGGTGTTGACGTGTTCGGTTCTGACGATAACGCACCCGAAACTAAGGGAGCACAAGATGAAGAAGGACTCAGCGAGTCTCAAGTAAAGCAACTCATCACTGAAGGAGTTACTGAAGGAATCAAGTCTCTTGGTTTTGACGGAGCTACTATCAGCAGTCTTGAGAAAGCTCTCGGTGAGAAAGCTGGTTCTAGTGCTGAAGACATTGAGGAGGTCGTTAAGGCAGTCCTCGGTGGAAACGGCATCGACAAAGAAGCACTCGCCAAGATGGTTGAGCAAGCCGCTGAGAAAGCATCCTCCAATGGTCTTACCAAGGAAGACGCACAGGAGCTTTTCGACCTGCAAGCAAAGCAGATGCGTCGAAGTGCTTCTAAGTTCCAGTTCCCTGATGAGGGTAATAGTCCTCTTCGTGACTTCCCAATCGAGCACCGTCTCGGAAACCTTTCCGTTGGTCAGAAGCAGCTTCTGAACACGATGGTCAAGAAGGTTCGTCCTGACGACTCTGAGGAAGAGCGGGTAGCTAAGATGAACGACGGCATCCCTGCCTCGATCCTCGACCAAGCACAGCAGCGTGGTAAGGCTCACCTTGCACGTCTCCGCAACTCTTACACCTACGGTGGTAAAACTCTTACGACCGGTGGTTCTTCCAGTGGTGCAGAGCTTATCCCTACCGACCTTTCGAGCGACTTGCTTAATCGTATGTATCTTGAGTCAGAGCTTGCCTCTGAGTTCATCTCTTCTGAGATTCAGATGCCTACCGATTCTTTCGAGATTCCTATTCGCACGACTCGCCCCGTCTTCAAGAAGGGCAGCGAGAACCCCGGTAGCAACCCAACTGAAAGCAGCCCCGGAACTGGCAAAGTCATTCTGTCTGCTGAGAAGTTGATCGGACGCACTAACTTCTCTTATGAGGCTGATGAAGACGCTATCGTAGCTGTTCTTCCTATGGTCACAGAGAACCTCGCTTCTGCTGCTGCTGACGCACTTGAAGGTGCAATCATCAACGGTGACACCGCTGCGTCTCAGGACAGCGATGCAACCTCTGGCGATGACGTTACCCTGTTTGACGGTATCCGTAAGCTGGCTCTTGCAGGGACTGCAAAGTCCTCTCTTGCTAGTGGCGGTATCAGCGCAGCTAACATTCGGGCCATGAAGAAGAACATGGGTCGTTGGGGCATTCGTCCACGTGACGTTGTTATCGTAACTGGAGTAAACGGTTACAATGACTTCCTCGGGATGACGGAAACTCTTACTGCTGAGAAAGTTGGCACAAACGCTGCTCGCATTCTTACTGGTGAGGCTCCTACATTGTTCGGAATCCGCATCCTCATCTCATCTCAGGTTCGTGAGGACTTGAACGAAGAGGGTGTCTATGATGGTGTTACTACCGACAAGGGAAGTATCTTCCTTGTCCACCGTCCTAGCTGGATGATGGGTGTTCGTCGTGGCTTCACTGTTGAAGTTGATCGTGACATCCAGCAGCAACTCAACATCGTTGTTGCATCGTTCCGACGTGCCTTCAAGCCGATTGAAACTGTATCCACAAGCCTTCCTTACGCATGGATGGGCTACAACTACGATGCTTAATCGTGGTAAACAGGAGCAGCTAGTAGCCTAGGTATTTCCTCGTTGCCATAAGGCTGACTCCATAACGAAGGCCACCTCCCGAAAGGGGGGTGGCCTTTTTGTTACCCAGATTGCAAATTTTTGCAAACGTAAGCAAATAAAGTGTTTGCATAGTCTAAAGACCTATTCTACATTAGCGTTGTTATGAGTATGATCGAAACATTCAACTTCACCGCTAAGTCTTTTCGTGAGACTTTGAACCGTCCCTCTCCTGAGGGGTATGGTGGCAAGGCAATCAAGCTAGTGTCACAGATGTTCAAGGACTACCACGATGAGAAGATCAGGGAGCTAGTAGAGCAACTGTCCGGTAGTAAGGTTCACCCTGCAACTGACAGGGCAGCACTTATGGTTACAGTTGCGGAGCACTTTGAACACGCAGTAAACCATCAGATGAGAGTATCAGACGGAGTGAGCTATGAAAATTTATAAACGAGTAAACGCAAGCACAGGCCTTAGAGTTGAGTGGTGGTATGACCGCAGTGCCAGAAGCTGGTTTTTCGGGCTGTATGATTCTGACGATATGGCGGTAAATGGCCCTGACCTTAACTTCGCACACGCTAAGGAGGACATAGAAGAGATGGCAGACCAAGCACTTGAAGACGAGCTTGATAGAAGAGCAGACCGATGCGAGTTAGTATCACTCTATGATAGTGACGTTGAAGAAGGCGACTTGGTTCGATCTTATGACTTCATCGGAAGGAGAGACTTCTACCTAGAAGGCATAGTTAGAAGAATCGGAAGGTTTAAGGAGTTTCCAGATTGCCCTAGGGTAGAGATACAGGCGACTAGGCTGGTTCATCTAGATAAAGACCTAGACAACTTTGAACGATTCTACTACCCTCCCGTTAACGATACACCGACTATGTATGGTGGTGTTACCGAAGGTATCCAAAAAGTTTCTAGGGGTGGTTCCCTAGCTCATAACAAAAACAGACAAATCGCATAAGTCTAGGCTCATAGAGCGCAGCGATTAGCGGGAACCTCTTAACAGGGGTTCCCGTTTTCTTGTTGATAGCCTTGATGACTTGTCGTAGTCTCAAGCATGGCAAGACTGATTGAGCACATTGCAACTGAGAAGAAAGACCAAGGCAGCTTAGGTTGGCTTGAACCGGGTCAAGTAGTAGAGGTGGGTGAACATGAGTTCCAAACAGCCATCAAATCAAAAGACTTTAAAGCAGTTGATCTCTCAGGGGACGAAGAGATAGATGCAAATGACTTCCCTAAGCCAGCTTATTCCAGCTACTTCGACCTCACACATTACGATTGGGAATCACCTAACCTCCAGAAGAGATTGTCTTTGGAAAGCACTAGAACCTTACGTAAGATTGCTATGGCCGTGGAAGACATTACGGGTGTGAGTCAACCTTGGAGCGAAGGCTCTAAAGTAGAAGACACTATAAACTCGATAACCCAGACTGCTGTAGAGTTCAAGTGGCTCAAATAGAATCAGAACTATGAACACTAATAAGACAACATTACAAAGGCGTGTTCAAGACGCAGAGTTCTCTGCTAGGGACAAGCAACAGCTATTTGCGCTTATAGCTTCTACTCCTGATGACGAAGAATCTCTGAAGTCACTAGAACGAAGAATCAACGCAACCTTGGGGGGTTCCGTAAAGTCATACAACACGAAGGTTCCAAAGAGCTTCGACACTAAATAATACAATGGCACTCTCAACACCATACTGCACAGTTCAAGACGTAGCTGACGAACTCAAAAACAACGATGGACTCTCTGGCGATGCTGACTACTCATCTGAGGTGGCATCTAGGTGGGAGAGGTCAATCAATCGTGCCAGCAGAATGGCTGAAGAGTTCTGTCACAGGGATTGGACTATCCACGAC